CAGTTTCAGGATATGAAGCCAAAGATCCAAAACCAATCGCCTACGTTATGGTTAGCCAGAGTACAGGCGGAATGTTTGTGTTCCCCACAGCATTTGCCAAATCCTGGCGGGTAGAACGAAAATACGACAGATATCGCAAGCATGAAGACAACTTCTATTTAGCTCCAAAACAATTGGCTAGGCCTTTTAGTCAACTAGTAAATAAATTAAAGGATAACAAATGATAAATGATTATTCAGTAGCCCAGCATAATTCTAGACCCCCTTTGAGATGGATCGCAAATTGGGCGGGAGAGATAGCGTCTAAGGGTATTCTTAAAGTTTCCTATATGGAAGAAGATGCCTATACAGGTTGGCGGTATAAAGTAAATCTGTTTCTATGGAATACCTTCTGGCCAATTTATAATAAATGGGGAACCGTTTATATCTGGAATATGGATACAGATGCATATTGGGAAAGAACTGGAACAGTAGATCCAGACTACTATCACTGGGACTATATCGATGAAGAAACAGGCGATGCCTTCAAGGTCATAAATTTTGGCGGGAAAGAATGAAATACGCCATAGGAATACTCCTAGTTATATTCATCATCCTTAATTACTTTGCATGGCTTCAGCAATAATAGATCTATCTGATCCTAATGTGGTTCATATAATATATCCTGAAGGAAAAGCAGTCAATCAGGATATGATGGATCCATATATAGGTGGCTGGAGAATGGCTACAGCTCCTGTAGAAAATTCTCCAGAATAAGGTCCTATATCTTCTATTCCCCCCTCCTTTTTCTCCTCTCTATCAGCCTTATACGGCTTTTATAGTGGAGAATTGTGGAGTAAAGTGGAGTAAAGTGGTTATTGTTTAATAACGAAATGTTATTGTATTATATTTAAATTGATATATGAGTAATTGAACAGCCTCTATCAAATTTGCCTCATAATGTCAATAGCCTATATGGCAGCATATGTTCCAGGATTTGTCAATAGCTCTCGTAAATAGCGTTTTTGGAACGCAAATATCACGAGAAATTTTGACAGATTCTGATCTATATTGGATCTATTTTGATCTATTATTATAACATTTTGTTATATTCTTTGAGATAATGCTAGAACTTTGAGGGATTTTTTATATGTCGTCGTAAAAGCGCATTCTTGCCCGCTAAAATAGAACACAAAAGGGGCAAATCGGACATTATGTCCAATTCACCCCAATGGTGTATTATATTTATTTAGTTAGCGATATTGCGCTGTACGAGTTGATTTGTGTAACTCATTTTCCTTCTCATGATAGACCTTGATATATTCAATTAGTTCTATTAGTTTGGATTGAGTATAAGGTGGATAACTTGTTGTTATCATATTTGCCATTAACGCTGGATGAAAATGGTGGTCGTTTAGAATTTCTTCTAAACTATCTATTACTTTATCTACTTTGGTTCTTTTTCTCATGTCCGCCTTTCTTGTAACTGCCCATTATATCAGAAGGGGCTGACTTGCGCCAGCCCCTTTGGATCTGATCTACTTAGTTCTTTGCTTGCTTGACTTCAGCGGTGAACTTAATTCCATTCTTTTCCGCCTCAGACAAAGCTTGCTTAGCTGCTGCTGAGAATCGGCCACGGCGGCCAACAGTAATTCCCTTTGAAGCTAGATATTCACGCTTGCTTGTCATATTTTTCATCCTTTCATGATGATTATGTATATTTTACCAGGTATCCACGAATTTGTAAATACCCCCGTAACGGGGCCTTTAGGCCCACATTCTCGCAGCTTAGTCGGATATGTCCGATTTGTCCACTACGATAATATCATTAGACATGGATGGATATCCATCTTCTAACAAATCTGTTGTATCTTCTTCAAGCTCGTTATCTACAAAATGAACTTGAATTACAGAATCCCTTTCTAATTGGATCCAATTATGTGTTGCTGCGTTAGAGGCAATGTCCCATGCCTCCTCCGCAGAATTTGCTTCCACATCAATATAGTATTCAACTAGTTTATCTCCGAATACTTTGAATTTACTCATCTAACCAACCGTCCTCATCTAGGGAAACCAGGAAATTGTTGTCCCGCATCCAATCACGAACACATTCTTCCAGGATTTCGCCGCCGTCATCCATGGTGAATCCAAGAGTATCTACATCCTCCCAGAACTTATCGAAGATTTGTTTTAAAGTAATTCCTTCAGGAACTCCTTCATCTGCGATATCTGTTTCAGCAAGGTCAGCAATTTGATTGTTGTCGTAGATGTCTTTGATTATATCAAATACCCAAGTCCACAACAATGAGGGAAATGCCGCAACCTGTCCCAACATATCGTTAATTTGTAACATCTGGTTGTAGACGTCGTCCCTACGTGTTTGGTCCTGTAGATCTAATTCAGCCATTCTTCTTTGTCCTTTCGTCGATTGCGAATGCTAATGCATATGTCATTTGGTAAATATAAGTTAGAGCGTCTACTTGGCCTTCCCAGTACTTCCGCTCCATGGAATCAATGGCCTCTTCGGTCTCGTCTTCCACACGCTGTGCTTCTTCCAGTTCCCGTTCTGCGTCAAGCATGAGCACCTTCAGGTGCCCGTGCAAGATATCGGTCCCAGAGGACCCAGCGTCAACCTGTCTCTGCAGGTGTGGTTCTAGTTCTAGAGTATTCACGTTCATAGTATATCCTCTACCACTGACAAAATATGGTCTGTGGCGGATACTTGCCCACTAGTCCAGTTGTACTCTACATCTAATTCAGCAAAATCTTTTGAGGCGGGGTCAAGAGAATCCATACGAGATGACAATTGCTCTAGGTCCTGATTCAAAGAGATTATATGTAATTTAAGATATTCAATTAGTTTACCTTTACGATATACATATTCTGATTCCATTATTCATTTACCTCCACATAATATTGGTCTTCAGGCTTCAAATCATAAAACTGATTAAATCTACCTTTAAGATAATTGCTATCACACATGCTAGCAATTTGATAATCAGACCAAAACTGACCCTCATCTAAATTAGATTGAACCCAATCGTCTAGAAGTTGGTCAGCAATATCAGACATAATTGCTCCCATTACCATTTCGTTCTCATCATCATATGCTCCGTGTTGCATTTTCTAGTGCTTCCTTTCTATATTCTGGCACGTGTTCTTCGTCCAAGTATATCTTATGGGTCTGACATTCTGCTACGCATTCAAGGTCTGCCTCGCCCATATAATTACAAGATGAACATATCTCACCGCAGTCATTCTCACAATAATCTAATGTATCTTCTGAATCACAATCTCTGCATTTGTTCTGATACTCAGAATTACTAATCATTTCTCCACGAAGGAATTCACATTCCCCACCCCAACCTGTTTCTTCCTCATAGGACAAAGTAAACAATAAACTAGGATATTGTGCAGATAATTTAGAAATGGCAGGCATGGGCGGAGACCAAGCAGTATGCATATTATAATAAACTACAAGATTCTCTCCATTTGGAGTAGGACCTTCAATATAAGTATCTGCATATTCTTTATTCTCAGATACAGCAACATCCCACTTTGTGCCCCATTCACGAACATTGAATGAATACCAGTCATTTGTCTTGAATTGCATTTGTTCTTCAATGGGCATATCTCGTGGCGGTTGTGCAAGATAATCCTTATCAGTAATACCTGCTTGTCTATGATTATAAATATTATAGAAAGCAAATACAGGATTAGGATAAGTAGTTTGAGTTACTTCCATATTGCCAGTTGTCGCATTCCATGAATCATGGAGCATGACGAATGGCTTATTCATTTGTTTTACAAGGTCATTTACTAATTCAGGATTACCTTCAATTGTAAGACCATTAAATACCCAATTTGGCATTTTGATTCCTTTCGCTATATTGCCCTATTATATATTACCCCACCGACATTTGTCTAGAATTTCGGGAAATTACATTAGATCTCGTAAAAGAGCTATGGGGTCCCCAGGCATGCGGGCAAAGCAAATCCCCCAGGCTAAGCTGGGGGATGAGACAAGTAGGGCTGCTAGTCAAACGAAAGGAATTAAGTAAACACTGCTTTACTTAGCGACTTGGCGAATGCCTATAGCCGCACCCTACATTTAAATGGGCCTAAGCCGTAGATTAATTATACCAGAATCTGAGCGTCTGTATATTTCTCTACAAAGGAGCGTAGGTCCATTGTGAAGATGGCTTCATTCTTCATACCCCGAACTTTGTTGTCCAAGTTATAGAATGAGTCTTCTTCGTGTAGACTGAATGTCATCTGTGTAAAGTCGACGATAGCAATCTTGTGCTCGTTATCGCCAATTTCATTTACATGTAGGCCCCAACCAGTCTCCATAGACCACCCGTCCCCAATCAAATTACTGATTGCGATACGTGTTGCATATGAGGGGTCCGACCAACGAGGCTGTGCTTTTGCTACCGCCTCTGCCAGATTGGCAAGCATATGATATCCTGCCCAATGTCCGTACAGTACAATTGTATTTCCGTTCGGCTGTACAAAACCGAAATTTGCTCTATCTCCCACCGTTATACCTCTTCCTTTTCTAGTTGTGGTGTTTCTTCTTTACGGTCTAAGTCTACTATTTCGTAGGCCCATCCGTCAAGTGTCTCTTTATATTTATTTCTATGGTGCCCGCAAAAATATAGCTCACCGCTTGTGCCACGTGCAAGCCACAAAGCTTGGGCGGAACAAGAATCACATTTGATCCATCTAGTTAGATCCTCAGAGGTCATTGTTCAATGTCCCAAATTCGATTTTGTCTGCGATATCGTCCATGATTTGACCTTCGCTGCCTTCAATGCAGTCTGCTGCCCATGCACGGATATTGGCAATAATTACCTCACGGGTAAATTTAACGCCGTCTTCAAAACCTTCTTTGTAGTCCATATTACCTCCTATAGCCTGTTGGCTCATAATCTGACTCCACTAGTATATCTAACTTATACTTGGAAATCAAGGCTGAGACTTTTTCTATACTGCCCGTGCCTAAATCAAATACATTATCTGAAATATAGTAAGGGTCTAATCCAGAGAACTCAGCCTCCCAATAGGCCGCCTTGAGGGCGGCACCATTAGGAGCACGTAGTTGATAATACATTATTCCCAATCCTGACTATCAACTAAGTCAATGTCCCATGAATCGACATTAGTATCGAAATCATTTGAGTCAACTGAGAGACCGTCTGCTAGGTGATAGCGAATATCAAAATCACTAACTTCGGTAATGTCTACCTCCGTGCTACCTGATACTGTAAGAGTTACAGTCCAGTTCATAGTTTGCTTTGGCTCATGGTCAAAGATTACGCAGAGGTCACGAAGAACTTCTTCTTTCTCTACTGAATCTGAAAACCAATTATCAACTGTTAGATTATTGATAACTTGACCGATTTGTTTTTCTTGGTGCTCAATACGTTGCTCCAATAGATTAATTCTATTAAGAACAGTTTCGATATCTGTAGCCTTATATAGAGGAAATGTATTTTCCTGTGTTTCGGAATTAATACGACGCACAGCAATGAATGCATGTGGGTTGTATAGTTCCTGTGTTACTGTTTCCATTTTATTCCTTTCGTTGTTATGTGGAGTATTATAGCGGACCTGACTGACAAAATCCAGGGATTCCGCCCATTTGTCGTAAGAATATTTTTTCGATTTCAGGTCTGCGGGCATTTATGCGACCCCTACCAGATTTGAACTGGTGATCTCCACCGTGACAAGGTGGCGCTTTAACCTAGCTAAGCCAAGGGGCCTAAGTGGGGCCCCTTGCGGGGCCCCGTCATTTTTAGAATGACTTTACAACCTGAAGAATTTTATTCTTCTCAGCAGTAATAATTGGGTCAAAACCAGAAGCGGAAGCCCACTTAGATTCTGAATTACTCTTACGAGTAGGGCGGAAATAATCAAGGCGTTCAGTTAGAGCATTGAATGCGCCCCACTTAGTTCCCTTGATATTAGCATTCGTAGGTGAGTTATGATAAAGGTCATTTAGCAAAACAACTTTATTATCCCACTTAGTCTTAGCCAATTTAGAATCTGATTCAGCAGGCTTAGGATAAATTGTTTTAACAATATCCTGAAATTGCTTATCAGTAATTTCAGCGTTGAATAGAGCCTGAGCCTCTTTCTCAAAGACATCAAAGTATCCAAGAGTAAGACCAAGAGTTTCACGAGCAATTTGAATCTTGCCTTCAGCAGTCTGAGTATGGCGAATCTTGAAAGATTGCTTAGATTGCTTCATTGCTAGATTTAGAGTGTTTTGGCATACAACACGAACAGGAGTAATTGCTGCCTGAACAGCAACAGAGCCGTCGTGTGATGTCCATACAATAAGATAAAGTTTTGTCTTATCGTTAGCACCTTGTGGGTCTAGCACCATTTCACGGGGAACAGTAAGAGAGCCAAAGACAACTTTACCATTCTTTAGAGAACCAGCAGATTCCCAAGCACAGCGAGAATCGCCGTCTAGGATATTGTCAGCGAATGAAAATAGTTCTTCATTCTGAACAACTTTATAGCGGGCACCAACAGTTGAGAGAACATCAGTTCCGCCATTAAACGGATTAGTTCTAGTAACTAGTTGTGAGTTAGAAGAATCATTCCAAGATTCTGGAATGAAATCTGATACAGGTGAAAGAGAAACATTCCAATTAGAAAGTTTAGCCTCATCTAACATCATTTGAGTTGAAACAGATTCATCTTGTGCGAAGATTCTGTTTGCGAGATTGTGCCATGCGGGAGTTCCACGCAAGGCGAAAGCGACTTCGTCGCCGTTGATTTCAAGGTTATGAGCCATGAATTTATCCTTTCGATAGTTAGTTAGTTCCTGAATTATACACTAGGGGTCTGACAATTGGCAATAGATTAAGTCTATATGGCATTTTGTGATGAAAATCACAAAATCCAGGGATATTTATAACTTGACGTAACAGGGGTTTGCCCCCCACAGTTCTTGCGGGCCCGATCAGCTCATATATTCATTAATTACATCCAGCGCATTGCATAGTTGACAGAAGCATTCGCCATGGTCCATGACGTCCTCCCAAATCAATTGTTGCAACTCGTGTACAGCATATGGTCTACTCATTTTTTACTCGCTGAAAATCGAATGTCTGCCTTGTTATAAACACACAGACCACATGACACGCATGCGCTACCATTAGTAGAGATTAGAGGAATTTGCTTATTATTCTCAGGACATTTTGCGCCTACCTTACCAGTCAACTCTTTCATTGTTGTTTCGGTTAAGGCGAAAGTCTTCCCTAGGTAAGCAAGGCGGGTACCATGAGAAGCACGTAGGTCTTTAGCAATATCTTTATTCTCATCATCCGTCGAATAGTATAGAGACAGATTAGGAATATTATTTAGAATAATCGCAGCAGACTTTACACGTGTATATACCCAAAATTGGATATCGGGTTGCTCTTCAATTACTAGCCGCCATGCGTGTGCGTATTCATCATTAAAGAAATCTCCGTCCCAGTGGATACGGAATAACATAGGAGCGTCTTTCTTTATGCATTCCGCTTTAAATTCTGCAATCATATCCGAAATTAAAGAAAACATTTCTTGACGGTCTGCATTGCGTAGGAGCTCCCAGTTATGCAACAGAACAGCCTTTACACCCTTGTAGACTTTTTCTAATTTACCTGCATAGCATACGCTTTCACAGATACTAGTGGCCCCAGGGCACGAATATTCTTTACCTGCAGGCAGGCCGAAAGTATTAGCAATCTTAGGCGTTTTACCGTTAGGGCTAACAGCGTTAGCCACTTTACGGTCATTAGAGCGTTTTAACATAGCAGACATTCTATCACCACATACCGACAGCGAATTCGGCAACAGTATCTAAGCATTCGGCGCATGCCCAATCATCGCCATAGACCTCATATTCCGCCTCATCACCAAAATAGGTGGCGGTTCCGCAAATTTCATAGTAGAGACAATTAACTTTAATCATTTAGTTTTCCTTTCGATATGCCGCTAGTATAACAGATCAGACTGACAAAATTTCAGGGACACGCCGAGTGTGTCTTAAATCACATGGGGCCCCCACATCTTTGCGGGCCAAAAGGGAAATGGGGCGGGACATAGAAACGAAACCCGCCCCAAGCTTTTAGATTAAACCTAATTCAATCTTAGTCAATTGCTTAGGCTTATATTTATTTACTGTTGCCATTGGTAAAAATAATGCCACAGTTTTCTTTTTCTTTTGTTTATCATAAACAAACGCTCTCACATTACCAGAGAATTGGTTTAGATTAGAGAACACTAATTCAGTTAGGTGGTCTTTATCTATTCCGTCATCTGAGAATAGAGTCAAATCGTTTTGCTTTACTTCGTCATAGATTTCAACACGATAACGATTTTTCATTTACTTGCTTTCTGTTAGTAGGGATTTTGGTTGAGCAGTTTATCCCTTGACTTGCTCAGGTCACGGATTTTTTTCTTGGAGAGTATTCTAACATAGGGGGCTAGATTTTGTCTAGCCCCCAATTTATTAGAGATAACGAGCGATAGAGTTGTAAGTTGAAGTGCTTACTGTTTCCTCATCGGTCATCTTGAGAATACGAATTGCGTTCTCAATTTCCTCTACCATTTCCTTGTATTGCCACTCATGGTAAGTGTCAAAATCCTTAGTAGGTTCTGTTGGTAGTTCAATAGCACCTTTAGGTAAGTTGAAATTGACATAAACTTCTCCATTGTAGCGAGTGTTGGCAGATAAATCCTCTGCCTTGTTGATAGCGGTGAGAGCAAGTTTAGCAACATCTTTGCGCCACTTTTCGTGAGCCTTGTTGAACTTCTCCTCGTTAGTTGCTTGATTAGCCTTATCCTTTTGGATTTGCGCTAACTTAGTTTCAAGTGCCTTGATTACTTTGCTTGTAGCAATCTTGACATTTATGGATTTGCCATTTCTAGCCATTTGTTTTCCTTTCGTTAGTTAGTTATGGGAATTATAGCAGGGGATACTGACATTGTATCCCCCGCCTATTTAGTTATTTAGCAGGTGCGCTAGTCCAGCGTTCCTTGCCATTGACATCAAGCAGAATACGATTTACACCTGAAGGGTGATTATCTACTGCCTTGATTACACCTACTACTCCACTATTAGTGGTTGTGTAGGTCTGTCCGATTTCCAGAGTTGCCATTTGTTTATTTCCTTTCGTTAGTTGTGGAAGGCTATCCTAGCATAGCCCACCGACATTTTAGAGCCACGCCTCTAGGTGGTGTTGTTCTATGATAGCCCAAGCGGGTGCTGTATCTAATCCTTTGTATGATACGCCTTCGGGCATCTTTATCTCACGATCAGTTTCATCTTCCCAATAAGCCTCTAGTGCCTCAATACACGGCATGACCATACTTTGAGGAACGGGCGGGTAATGATTAGAAGATAGGTGTATAGAGATAGCAGTAGATAAATCTAATCCTAAATCATAGTCAGCTAAATCGGTTGCAAAATTACTTCCCACCTAGCACCTCATTTCTAATTGAGTCCATTTCTCCAATAGTATCCATTAGTTCTTTTAGTTGAGTTTCGGTTAGCAAAACTTTGGTAGCCTTATCTATTGCGGTGGAAGCAAGTATTCCTGAATAAAGATAAATAGCCTTTGCGAATTGGTCTGTATCCATTTCGTTATGAGTATGAGTTAGCATACGAGCAAACTCCATAGAGTCATCATCAAAAATAGAGTCCTCTGTTGCCTGAATTAGAGCAGTTGCGGTTGATAGCATTTATTTATTTCCTTTTCGTTTAGTGGTGGGTAGATTATACACCTACCCACCGACATTATTAGGCTAGGCAGAGAAGCGCCTGCGAAGCGCCTGCGTTGATAGTATCCAGTTCCGCTTGCAATTCGGCGGTGGTCATTAGAGAAGGGTCGCCTACCAATTCGGTAATCGCCTGAGTATTAATAGAATCTACAAGTATCTTTGGCATTGTAGATAGAGTAGGGTAGAAAGAGCCATTAGTATCAATTTTAGATACAAAATTAACTCCATTTACGGAGAACGGGAACAAAGCCCAGTTATCTGTATTTAGCATTTTTTTCCTTTCGTTTGGTTATGGCGCTATTATAAACTAAACTACTGACAATTTCTATTTGAGCCTCGGCGTGTCGCAAATTATTTTTGTGAGGAATCTCACAAAATCCAGGGTGTTTTTAGCTTGACTCGTAACAGGGGTTTGCCCCACTCTCCTTTGCGGGCGAACGCCTATTCTGTCAAATCAAAACGCCGTTTATGTTTTGATTTTCTTTTATAAATTTTTTTACTTGGAATTGGTTGCGCCGCATTGCTACGGCGCAATTCCAAAACTTTTTTAATGCGAGGTAAATTTTGGAACATGATAATTGCTCGCTTCATAAAATCTATTCGCATCAAATCTTGGATTATCTTTTGCGAACATTAACGCAAAATCTACAACCATTTTTGAAAATAACGCAGGGTGGGTTTTGTCTGAGGCATACCGCAGAATTTCTGCGGTAGCGACATAGTCTTTTCGTGTCATCATCAGGCTTTTACTCCGTCCGCTTCAACAACATCAAAGACATCAAATTTCACCAAATCGCTATCAGGCAATTGGTAAAGTATTTTATTTAGAGCGAATACCGCTTCTAAATCTGTTTCGGCTTCTGTTACGAAACTAATTAGCACAACTTTTTTCATTAGTCTTGTTCCTTTACAAATAGAGAGCCGTCAAAATCAGAGTCTGGATTACAGTCGCAAGGTTCAACATTGTAATCCTCATTTCCGCCATAGAATAGCCAACCTTTTCCGTAGCAAGTATCGCAGTCAAAAGCGAGAGTCTTTATCATTTTCATTAGTTTTCCTTTCGTTCGTTTTCGGTAATTGTAGCATTAGCCACCGACAAAATTGCGGTGAGATTAGAATTGCGTTTTTCTTTTACTTCCGCCAAACGCTGGGCGATAATGAATTCTCTAAAGTCTTTTAGATCCATTTTAGTTTTCCTTTCTTTTTGTTATTGGTTGAATTATAGCGGAAACCGCCGACAATTAGTCGGCGACACGCACAGCGACAGTAGCCCAATTTTGTTTTATGGACTGTCCAACACGATAGCGAATTGCGTAGGCATCGTAGCCGTCTAAGTAAATATCCTCACGCTTTTCTGCGAAAGTAATTTCTCCGCCTTGAAAACGGCGGGCAAGAGAGCGAGGGAAATAAGTCTGACCTACAAGAAGGTCCTCAATAGAATAAGTTTTCATTTAGTTTTCCTTTCATTTTGTTACTCCGTAAGTTTAGCAAAAACGACTGACATTTTCAAATCCAAAATGCGTATAAATCGGACATTGTGATTTTTATCACAAAAATAAATTTGTCTGGTCATATTTTTTTCGGGCGTGTCGCAAATT